GTTAATGAAGGTAATCATCAATTACAATTTAACACCAAATCCACCACTATGAACGACACGAACACTTCCCTCTGGCCAACCTTCCTGTTCACACTTGAGGTGCCATCGAGTCATCATGATAACATTGTCTTTAATAGCACCGGTTAACATCAAACGACCTTTAGTGGTCATTGTAGAGTAAAGATCAAAACGTGTTTTCCACACGTAAAAAACCTCATCAATTAGTTCGGCACCCTCGGGCACAATTACCTCATCAGTTGCTGTCTGAATCATCACCATCCTCTTTCTTTTTGTTAAATCCAAAAGGACCGTCTTTGTCTTCGAGTGCAAGTTTTAGAGCCAGTCCACCAACTGCTTCCATCACTTTAAGGATGTCTTCTGGTTTAGAATCTTCTCCAAGTTCTTTGGCAATATACCAATACTTAGGCCAGAAGGTTTCTCCTGCCTTCTGATAGTCTTCGAGTGTAAGTAGTTTCATTTTCCTCCGGTCTCATAGTTTAATTCATTATCAATCTGCTTATCCATATCTACAATCACGTCTCGAATATCCTTAATACGTTGAGGACAACAGGTTGGATCATAGGTATACAGATCTTGTTCTCTGAACAAACATTGACGAATAGCAGCTGCTGTTCT